ATGATCAACACATTAAAAATCGATGGCCGGCAGGCCGTCATTACCTTCGACCCGGAAATCGAAATGTTTCGTGGTGAATTTATCGGCTTGAATGGTGGCGCTGATTTCTACGCTTACAGCGTTGAAGAACTGAAAAAAGAAGGTTCCGAATCGCTGCGTATTTTTTTGGATGAGTGCCGTAAAGATGGTATAGAGCCTTATAAGTCATTCAGCGGCAAAGTCACTACCCGCCTGTCGCCTGAACGACATCAGGCATTAACTATCGCAGCACAAGCTACCGGAATGTCTATCAATGAAATGCTGAATGAAGGTGTGGATCTGGTTATCCAGAAGCACTCCTGATCCTTCCGACAACAAAAAACCCGCTTATGTGGCGGGTTAGTCTGGTGTCCGTCGCCTCGCGATACAGCTTTGCGAAGCTTACAGGTATTGAAGCAGTTTGTACGTAAAAAAGCAATAACTTTTTATCTGTAATCAAAAGCATCTCGCATTGGAAGATACAGCATGTGCTCTGTTACTTTCATCCAGTGCGCAATTCGCTTTTCACATGTACTAAAGCACCACTCCGGATGCTGTTCATTCAGTCTTTCTGCCATTTTTCTAATGCTCATCCCTCGCCCTTCATAATGCTGGTGAAGAAGTGCTTTCAGTGCCGGATGCTCTGCCAGCACCTCTCCAATCACGCGATCAATTTTCATCGCCTCCGTATCCGTACAGAATGCCATATGACTTTTTTGCTTGCCGTCGATCATTTCACGTAGAAACAATTCCAGTTCTGGCTTACTTAACCCCGATCGCCTCATTCGACGAAGCGCTTCATTAATAGCCGTTTTGGTTAGTTTTCTTGAGCGAAGTAACTGATTAAACATATTGCCAGACTTACCTGCGCCGATGTACGACCATCTACCCCACATACGTAGTTTCCCCTTAATCCATACACTCTCCAGCGTGTTGAGACGAAGGTGTTCTCCCTGCTTACCTGTGCCTGTTGGGTAAATCATTTATAACCTTCCTTTCTCCAGATTTCTTGCGTGCGAAAAACCCCCTCCGCGTGCATCAGACGTAGCTCTTCTTTTGTGTAATCGCTGGTTTTTACCCGACCATCGATCAGGTCATGACAGACACTACAGGCGATCGCGGCCTGCATATCGTCAGGTTTAGTCGCCGTTCCGCAGGTTCCGGCCAGACGGTAGTGAGCAAGAACAGTAGTTTCAGGGTTATGATTGCAGTAGCAGGGGATTCTTACCTGGCACTCACGACCGCGTGCCGCTTTTCGTAAATCAGCCATCATGCCTCCTGCTTGTCGCGCAATAGCTGATATTCACAACTCTGCGGAATGGTCAGGTGACAGCCGATGTCCATCGCCCATGCTTCAACCTTGCACAGGAAAATGTACATGTCGCCGGTATCAAGATCGGAAGTGTGACGTAATGACTGAACTGTAGTTATCTCACCGGAAACGACATCTACACGCTCTTTTGTTTCGTAACCGAGATAAGTATGTTTCAGGGCATCTTTCACCCACTCCTTCGTCGCGAAGGACTTGCCGCGCCTGATCAGGTATTCGCTGATTTCGGCGTACCACATGTGGCTGAGTGAATTCTGTGAAAGGCTGCGCTTCTCGCGCCACGGCTTAAGTATCAGCCGGAAGGACTGGCCGTCATCAAGGTACGGCTGGATCTCCTTGCCTATAGCTGCGAAATTTCCACGATGAAGTTTGATACCATCATGAGGCAGGTTCATGCGTCACCTCCGAAGAGGCTGAACGATGAATGCAGGAATTCGCCACTCTCCGGCGTCGCGGGGAGCAGTATCCCTGATGAGGTGTGTTTGACAAGTTGTATATGCACCTTTACCTCCCGGTAATGGTGCAACAGGTGGCCAGTTGTTCAGGCTGGCTATCGAAGTATACGGTGTTTCACTGGATGGTGCAAAACGCTGTCAGTAAAGCGCATGAACCGTATTCTTTCTGGGAGTTTGATACCCCCCTTCATGCACTAAAAAAACGCCTCCCAATAACGCTTGCTTTTTTATGTATCACCTCTTATTGTAAATACATACGTACATTCAGCGTGAGCAAATATTATGACGACGACTTTTACCAGCAGAGAATTTAATCATGAAGTTGGCAAGGCCAAACGTGCTGCCTGCCAGGGTGCTGTTTTTATAACTGACAGAGGAAAAGCCACGCATGTGCTATTGTCCATTGATGAATATCAGCAAATATCCCGCCAGAACGCCGTAAATATTGTCGACGCACTGTCCGTTCCTGGTCTTTCAGACATTGAATTTGACGCACCCCGCGTGACTGTTTTACCTCATGACCGGGACGTATTCTGATGTTTATTCTTGATACCAATGTGATATCTGAGTTACGCAAAGCTGGTGACGGTAAAGCTGACAGCCAGGTTATGCGCTGGCTTTCGTCTGTAAATTCGCGGCAACTCTATTTATCCGTTATCACTTTACTGGAACTCGAACGAGGTATTCTGCGGGTGGAGCGTCGCGACACTATTCAGGGGCAGATGTTACGTCGCTGGCTGGATGGTAATGTTCTTCCGGTTTTTGCCGATCGAATTTTACCTGTTGATGTGGCTGTTGTGCGTCAGTGTGCCCGCCTGCATGTTCCCGACCCCAGACCCGAAAGCGATACGCTTATTGCCGCGACTGCGCTTGTTCATGGGATGACTGTCGTTACCAGAAATGTAGCTGATTTCGATCCAACAGGAGTGGCAATTATTAATCCGTGGGTTTCGTAACCGCCAGAAAATGGTTAGCGTAGGTACTCAATGAAACTGGTAAGCCATAAAAAAACCAGTCGTTCCCCTGTGGTGATTTCTTGCTCCCTCCTCTTCCGGGAACTGGCGACGAGCGTAAAATCAACACTCCCCTTTCCCGGCAACGATCTGGTCAATGAGTGCGTTGATTTCAGCCATAACCTCGTCATGTGGAATGTCCGGGCGTGTGTCAGCCAAGCTGGCGGCTACTTTGGCTTTCAGCCACTCGTTGTAACTGGCTTCCTGCTCTACAGTCTCAAACTCCGATACGATCGGTGAAAGTACAGTACCCATGAAATCCTCCGGTTAATGTATACATTCTATTGAGTTTTACAATCTGTTCATGATAAATGATAGATACTTTCCACCAATAGGTGTAAACAATTATGCGAATGAGTATATATTTTGTCCTTTTCTTTATTCCATTATCTTTATCAGCATATGCTGGTGATTGGGAGTATAGTCAGAATCATGATGAGATGCGTGGTACAACATCATATTATGCAAATTTAGACTCTACAAATTCAATTAATTTATTATCTCCCTATAGCGGAGGAAGTAAATTAACAATTGCTGTTTATAGTAATGATGATAATCTAATAAAAAATGCTGGATTAATTTTAAGCAAAGGAATGATAAATTGTAACAAAGGTGAATCCTGTAAAGTCAATGTCAAATTTGATAATGGAGAGATACAGGAACTGTATACTTCACTTTTAAACGACGATTACAGTGTATTGGGTATTTCATCACCCAAGAGTTTCATTCAGTCAGCAAAAATAGCAAAAAGCCTCATAATCGAAGTACCTTTATATAAAAATGGGAAAAAACAATTCAAATTTAACCTACCCGAACTGAAGTGGAAAACTGAAAAGGATGGTGAGTTGTTTAAATCATCTTTTGGCAATATAAATTTAAGCAAAAAGGTAACATTACCAGATAATTCAAAAGTTAATGAACTTGGATATATGTGTTTTAACCTTGATAAATTCAGTATTTCAGACAAACTTAGTCAACAGGGAAAGGCAGAAATTTGCACATATGAAGGTTATTTTCTTTATGCAAAAGTAAAATACCCATACAGCAGCAGTAACTTCACTGTTTTATCTCAATTTATAAACAAAAAACTAGGAGCAAAAGAAAAACCTAGTAAAGGGGTTAATATGTGGTTCGATTCTGATTATACCGACGGATTGTCCACTATCATCCTTTCTAATGACAAAAAACATGGTTTGTTTTTAAATTTCCATTATGACCCTACAAATTCTTTAACCCCTCCCTCAAAATCAGAAAATAAGTGAATTATCTTCCATTGTCTGAACCAATGTTGTCCCAGACACATTTTAACTTGGATTCAGGCGCATGTTATCGTTACATGCGCCTACATTTAACTTTATTGACTGTGATAGTTTTGCGTTTTTCAGCAATAATATTTAATCCAGATACTGATGAATTTGCGAAACCCGCCCTTTAATTAAATATTCTCCTTGTAACTCAATGTTTTTATAGGATGGATTAAGCGATTGTAGATATATATTAGGTCCATCTATCGCCACTTTTTTCAAGGTTACGCTTCCTTTTCCCTTCATTTGAATAAGAACGATTTTCCCATCCAGATCCTCAATGTTTTGAGTACATGGAGTGATAAGAACTGTTGAGCCATCAGGGATGGTCGGTACTCCATTAGGGTTAGTCATTGCATCCCCTTTTACTTCAAGCAGAAAGGAATTATTTTTTTGTTTAGTCATAACATCAGCCCATCTATTAATGCCGGGAGTATCGGCAACTGGATATGTCATATCCCAATTACCGGCCTGTTCCCACGTTAAAACGGGCAGCTTTGTTACATTGTTCTGAGAAGCGACCAAGGCTAGGCGCAAATCATCATCCGACTTGTCTTGAGTGTCTTTTCCATAAAGAATCCATTCAGGTGACTGCAACAATACCTTTGCTAATAAATGCAGATTCTCACCGTCCGGTTTCGTTTGCCCTGCCTCCCATTTTGTAACAGAAACACGAGTTACTCCAAGGGCTTTGGCTATGTTGTCTTGAGTTAGTTTTAACTCTTTCCGTCTACTACGGATTCGTTCGCTGATAGTCGATTTCATGTAATTAAGGTTACACGATATACGTGTTACTTTGGTTGACATTTCAATGTAACTATTGTTACCTTATAGTTACCGTATTAAGGAGATCTCAATGTATAAAGACGATGTAGTCCGATACTTCAAAAAAAAGATCTCCGTAGCAGAAGCCTTGGGCCTTTCACATGTTGCCGTTGTCAAATGGAAATCAATTATTCCCAAGTTGAGAGCTATGGAACTGGATAAATTAACCAACGGAGAACTGAAATATAAACCAGAACTTTATGCAAAAAAGATAACAGATAAAAAACAAAAGAGGTTGAACAACGATGATCACCCCTGAAACAGTGGAAATGTGGGCGCGGCGTATCACCCAGGAAGAGGCCACACGTCTCATCACGAACGAATGGTTTAACCAGCCTGATCGCCCTTCCCTTGCCCTTCATCAGATAGAACATGCTGACGGCAGCATCGACTACGTCGCATGGAGCAGAAACCGCATCAATCTGTTCACCCGCTGGCTCACCTGCCGCACGGATGAGCATCGCAAGAAATTTAACCTGCTGCTACCGGCTATCACCAGGGCTATCAGGGATAACGACTTTGACCTGTATTCCAGTATCACCGCTTCCGGCAGCGTTGAGTATCTGCTTTCGCGCGTTTTAAAAAAGCGGACGTCGCAAGCTCGGTACTGCTTGGCGCTCCCCTCCCCGATGTTGAGCGGGAGTGTGACGAAGCCATTCATGCGTTACAGGCGTTATGCAACGGCTACCGTCAGCAGTGTCAGGGACATGGCCAGTGAAACCCACTACCAACACAAGGAATTAAGCAGATGAACGAGAAACACACCGGAACTGACACGATGGCTGAGGTAGCCACAGCCCGGCACGAATCGGGAAAGGACACCACAACGTCTGATGAATTGTTAAAAAGAAGAATTTACATGGAGTTTCAGGGTTTTGTTCTTCCCATGATTGGCGAACTGATTAACAGGCTGGTACTGGAAGGTAAATCTGAGGATGAGGTTGTGGCGGCAGTAAAAACCGCCGCCAAAGGATACTCAACGTTTCGCCTTGCGTTTGTTCACAACTGAATATCCACACTACAAAAACAACAGGAATAAACCATGAAGCAACCACAAATAATCATTAACGCAGCCGACCTTACTCCTGAACAGCTTAGCCACTGGATTGTAAAAATGGCCGACTACGCTAAAAAATCAGATCTGGATTGCGAAATTACCAGCATGAAACTTAGTAGCGCAGAAAGAGCGCTGCTCGATGTAGCCAGTGCTCTTGAATGTCGAATTAGCTATCTGACATCAGACCAAATAATTCATTCGGCAGATCACTCCAGCGCAATTCAGGAAGAACTGGATACTCTCCAGGTTTTGCTTGCTTCCGTTCGAGATAGCCAACGAACCATTTCTTCATTGTTTCCTCTATTCCAGAAAATTTCTCACAGACTTCCAGTTCGGGAGCGTAAAGGCGGTCATGCAGAACACGCAGAACCAGAGCAGGTGGAAGCGAAAGAGGGTTAGTTACGATTTGATTGCTCGCGTCATAAATAAGCACGAACAACGAGTCCTTATTGCTCAGGTTGAGGTAAGAATTTTCTGTTGTTACTGAGATTAAGAGGTAGAGCCTGGTCAGTTCTGTCGCCCGACATTTAACCATAACAACCTGATCATCCCTGTCGCCTAGATGGTCTAGTTGGTAAGCGTCAATAAGGCATTCTTTGATCCGATAGTAGACGGATTCTAAGTTCATGTCGAACCTCCTTCGGTTCTGTTGGTGTAGGAGCTTGCAGGCTAGCACCGTCAGGAGGTTCGGCACCACAGGAGAGGTTGGGACAGTGAGTATCTATTCATGTTTTCAGATAGCCCGAAAAAGAGCGTAGCGAGGCGTTATGGCAGCACTTCCATACATGCAGCTTTACATCGCTGATTATCTGGCGGACACCATGCACCTGTCCACAGAGGAACATGGGGCTTATTTGCTGCTGATGTTCAATTACTGGCAGACCGGAAGAGCTATACCGAAAAACAGGCTGGCGAAAATTGCGCGGGTCAGCAGCGAACGCTGGGGAGCCGTAGAAGAGTCATTGAGAGAATTTTTCACTGATAACGGCACGGAGTGGGTTCACAAGCGCATAGAAGATGATCTTGCTTTGGTCAGGGAAACTTTAGCGAAAAGGTCTGCGGCAGGAAAAGCATCTGTTCAGTCCAGAAGGAGCAGGAAGAAAACGCAATCTGTCAGCGAAAGTAACACATGTTCAACAGGTGTTGGTTCTGTGTTTGAACATGACGTCAACAAACAGGCAACTAATAAAGATACAGATCCAGATAAAGATACAGATCTAAAAGATCAAAACCTCTTGCGCGGTGCTGAAAAAATCAGCCCCACGCAGCCGGACGAAAACCGGGGATCATGCGGTTTGAATTTGCATGACGGCACCCGACCAGCCCATGCCGGACCTGAGCGACGGCCTCTGAGCGCTGGTGTGCCTGAAATGCCCCGTCCCGATGACCCTGAGTTTATCCGGCTGCCGCTGAACGACGGTTCTGAGTTCTCCGTGACCGAATCACTGGTTTCCGAGTTTGAGATGCTGTATCCGGCGGTCAATGTCCGGCAGGCGCTGCGTAACCAACGGGGATGGCTACTGAGCGACCAGCGACGGCGGAAAACCGCACGTGGCATCAAAAAATTTATCACCGGCTGGCTGGCGAAAGACCAGGACCGGGGAGGCAACCGTGGGCGCGACAGTCCGGCACGAATCCAGGATATTTCGCCACCGGATAACACCATTCCACCGGGTTTCAGGGGGTAATACACCATGAAAAACATCGCGAACAACGGGATTCTGGAACGTTTTCGCCGTCTTGCTCCGCCAGGTGCTGCCGCTACCGCGCCGTACCGCAACACCGACGAGTGGCGTGCATGGCTGCTGTCCGAAGAGCGCAAGCGCAGCGAGGAAATCGAGCGCCAGAACCGCCAGGCGAGGGCTGAGAAAATTTTCGGGCGCTCAGGGATTCGGGACCTGTACCGCCGGTGTTCGTTCGCGAACTACCGGGTGGTCAACGATGGCCAGCGCCACGCACTGAGCCAGGCGAAATCCATCGCAGAAAGCCTGTGCGGTGATGATTTTACCAGTTTCGTGTTCAGCGGCACGACGGGAACCGGGAAAAATCATCTGGCGGCGGCTATCGGGAACCGGCTGCTGGCGCGGGGTAAGACCGTGATGATTGTCACCCTGGCCGATGTGATGCTTGGTGTCCGGGCCTGCTACGACAAGGGCAAATCCGAGGAGGCTTTCCTGTCGGGACTTTGCGATGTTGACCTGCTGGTGCTCGATGAAGTTGGCGTGCAGCGCGATACGAAAAACGAGTTTGTCATCCTGAACCAGATTATCGACAGGCGCACTGCGTCGATGAAATCGGTCGGGATACTCACCAACCTGAATTTTGACGCACTGAAGACGCTGGCGGGTGAGCGGGTGACTGACCGCCTGCGGATGAACGGCGGGCGCTGGGTAATTTTTGGCTGGGAAAGCTGGCGGCAAAACGTGAACCAACACAAATAATTTTTCAGGAGAAAATTTTATGGAATCTGTACTTGATGCGCTGAAAGCGATGGGAAAAGCCACTGCACGCGAAATTGCGGCAAGGCTGGATATTGAACCACGGGACGCGCTGAACCTGCTGAACGAGCAGCAGGAAATCGGCACGGTAACATTTCTGAACGGTTACTGGTCGTTGTCTGGTGTCAAGCCAGTCACGGCGAAAACAGTTAAACGCAAAACCCCGAAGCCGAAAAACCCGGAAGATACCGCCGTTAAAATCGGTGAGCCGCAAATGCTTGATGCTATCCGGGAGCATGGTCCACAGACCGCCGAAGATCTTGCGACGCTGTTTGGTATCACATCCCGTAAGGTTATTGCGACACTGGCCACAGCAACCGGAAAAGGCCGCCTGAGCCGCATCAAGCAGGACGGCAAATATTGCTACACCCTGCCAGGGGCAGTTTCATCGCAGGAACCAGAGTCGGCAGTGAAGCCAATACCGGATACCGACAGCGCCACCCCTGCCGCAACTGTCACCGATAAAACCGAACCATCACAGGAAGTGGTGAAGGCTGACGCGCAGGAAGTTTCTGACGAGTCTGCCGATGCTCCAGATATCGCCAGTGCCGGAACCGAATCCGTCAGCGACATCCCACTGGCAGATACACAACCAACAGCACCAGCACCGGATGTGATGGAACTCCCCTCCCCCCGCGCCGTGGCGAAAAATCTGCGTCGGCACAAGGCGCAGCTCGCACGCCTGCAAAAAGCGCATAGTGCAGTACAGGCCGTCAGACGTTACGGACTTCAGGTCACTCCTGCCCCCAAAGAAAACGTGAGGGAAATTCGCAGACTGACCGCGATTGTTGAGGCCGGTACAAAACTGGGCGGCGCGGTGAACATGGCGAAAAAATACCTTACCCGGATTAACCGTTATGAAAATTGAGTTTCAGAGCATACGTATTAAAAACCAGCCACCAGGAGGATTATTATCATGAACAACGAACTGAAACACGTTATCGCCCTTTTGCTGGAAGACGCCAGACGCCTCCAGCAAATTGAACCAAATGCCAGCACAAAAGCTCACATATGGCTGGGGATGAAAGCCTTTGAGTCCGGCGGAGAACCAGGGGCTTACAGCGATATTACACCTTTCCTTTCTCGTTTGAAAAAGCTTATCGGTGAAATTGAAACCACCCCGACAAGCGATGACAGTGTGGCTCGTTTCACTGCTGAATTAGCATTTATCCAGGCCGAGTTGAAATAAGTTTTTTACTTCGGTTACCAGAATCCTTGGGTTGGGTTTTATTTGTTCAGCCACTGATTTAGCCAGATGACCTATCTGTTTAATATTTTCAGTAGAGGAAATTATGTATTCGGCACTTGGTAACCACAATACGTCAGGAAAAGCGTGAAAGTTATAAAATTTGTGAGATCTTAACTTTTTATGAAGTTCATCATAATCAGCGTTTTCTGAGTTACGAAGCTCAATACGAACGATGTATGTAGTCATAAATTACCCTCCATTGGGTTGATATGAAGTTGATGGAGTTCCCGGCGTGCGAGGTCGGGAATGTGCGCCGGACACAGGTAAGCATCCGGCAAATCTAAGTTCATAACACATGCAGATGACCGTCGAAAGCGAAGAACTCATCAGAACGAATGACTGGATTACTGCCACGCTAAGGATGAGACGCTGCCATTGCTCTACCTGATCGGCATGTGCAACTATCGAGGCTCTACAGAACAGGAGGTACACCAATGAAGGATATCAATACACCGCCAGAGGTTGTCGAGAAAATCAAAGCGCTCATTGAGGAGCTTCACGACGTATGTATTAAAAACGGCGTACCACTGATTATCTCCGCATTAGTTGGGCGTAGAGCGACAACCAGAGGGGAACTGATTGACAGGTTGTTCTCGGTTCATCTGGACATCCCCGCCGACGTTACAGATTCGTCCATCCTTGCTGCCAGTGAGGTTTTACGCATGAGAGCAGTCCCGGAAGCATTTATTACCGAGCTGGAGATGATCAGGAAAATGATGGAATCTGCTGAAACCTGCAACTGCCCTGAATGCCAGGCTGATCGGGCGCGAAAACACTGACGCAGGGGAACAATATGAAAATTGAGCACCAGGACGGCGGCGAAAAATCCCGGCTGATTATCACCAGCAGTTTTATTGGGTGGAGAAAACATATCCGGCTGGTGGATGAAATTCTGCTGCGTGTACCGGAGCTGCGGGCCGTGAGTGAGGGCTTTTTTATCGTGACAACGACTGTCAGTGGATTTGCAGCCGATGTGCTACGGGCGGAAATGATTGTTGAAGGACTGGGTTACAAAGTAACTAACACCGGAATGATGCATAACAGTTGCGTGGAGGCTGACAAATAGCTGGCGTAAAACAGAGCGTTGAGTACAATTGCTGCAGGTGTCTGAGGCTGTTTGTCTCAGGCATACACGAGGCAGACAGAGAAAAGCCCCGGTTAACATTCGGGGTCTTGCAGGACGCTTAACATTAATCTGAGGTCATATCTATGCTCTACACACGTAGATTAGCCTCTTACGGACCGAAAGGTCAAGGAGAGAGATTATGAGAGTATTTATATCGCTTCCGTTTATTATAGCCTTAACAGGATGTGTGCAAAAACATGAGATATTCGAGCCGTTATCAATAACCTGTCTACCCTCTAACAGAGTTTCTGTCCGCTACTATGATAATCCTGACAGAAATATGGATGAGGCAGCTTATAGAGCGAAAATCAACCAGATTATTTCATCAAAAATATACAATCCATCGTTATATAAAGGTCAGCAATGTACAGCGATACTTAATGCCAGTAATAAGATTGCATCGCTAGAAAGTGGTGATGTGAGAATTTGTTCTGCTTTGTTATACGCAATAGCCTCTTCATCGTTTCCCTCCGTACCTGCCGGGATTCATGAACAGGATACAAATGCTTTAATGAATATACCTGTTATTGTAAAGTTTTAAGGTCGGTTCTCACGTTATTTCTAGAAAACGTATCATAGAGACCTGGAATCGTCTGTCTCAGCCCCTTTAGCAGGTGCGTTGTAAAGCCCGGCCCTTGATGGCAGGGAGGATGTCAAATAGCCTACAAATCCACCAGTAAGAGAGCGGACGGAGAAGGCATTTTAACAATATGGTCTTGGTTGGCAATGTATCAGCGGAAAATAAAAAAACCGGTTGGTCGCCGGTTTTTTTGATGGTAGCAAGTCTATAGCTGGTGAGGCTATGTTATCAGTTCTGCTACCTTCTTTACGTAAGAAAAACACTAACGTAGCTAAGGCGCGTACAACTGCATCGATCTGACGCAGTCAGATTAGCCTAATCTCCTGTGACCATCAATAAAAAGTCACGCAAAAGACAGACGGTGAACGTGAGTCACATCCACGGTTTTACGTGCCTGCGACAGACTGTAATTATTCTGAAGGTTTAGCCAGCTTTCGGCATCGCCACCAAGAACGATAGCCAGCTTAACCGCCATTTCTGGCGTGATATTTACTTTACCGCTCAGAATACGGCTGGCGGTTGATGGCGCAATATTCATAGCTACAGCAAACTGACGCAGACTTACGCCCTGGTCTTCCAGAATTTCAGCAATGATTTCGCCAGGGTAAGCAGGATCGAACATAGCCATTAGTGATAATCCTCCAGGTTGAGAACGTAGACGTCACCGTTTTTCTGGATAAACGACATACGCAAGTCTGACAGGCGTCCGCCCCGTACACAACCCTACTCACCCTCCTCTGTATTTTTCGTCATCCCCTCCCCCAAAACCTCACGCAACGTACCTGATCCGCCCGGCGTTTTTTCCTGTAATCAGTGTTACTTCATCCGGTGCTGGTGAGTTGTGATGTTCTGCCTGGCACGGCTCAATTGCTTGAGGGAAACCTTTCATTTTGGTAACTATAAGTACATAAAATACTTGACCATATAGGTAACTTTAATTACAATAACTTTATTAACCCACCCAACCCCCACAAATCCAGGCGTTACCCGGTGGTTGGGTGAAACAGCACAGTAATGATTTTCAGGTGCAACAGGTGAATGTTCCGCCGCCGGGCGTTAAGCGGGAAGGAGCGGTATGAATCACAGCGAGTACATGGACAGGGCTTATGAGGAGTATTTCGAAAGTCTTGCAGAAGGTGAAGAAGTTCTGAGCTTTGCTGAATTTTCAGAGGCACTTTCCACACCAAAGTTAAAAGGTGATGCAGATGAAAACTATCGACCTTAACAACAACGAATCACAGGTTAGCGGCGTATTTCCCAACCACGATGGTTCGTTTACTGCGATGACATTCACCAGAAGCAAAACCTTTAAAACTGAAACTGGTGCTAAAAACTGGTTTAAACGAAACACCGAAGAAGACGATTAATTTTGCTGAATCTGCATTGTTCTGGCGTATTCATCTTTTAAATATAAAGGGTAAATAAAATGTCTACACACAGCAGTATTACTGTAAAAACTTCCAACGGAAAATTCCAGACCGTATATTGTCATTTCGATGGTTACCCTGAAGGTGTAGGTAAAACATTAGCCCTGCATTATAACTCTCAGGAAAAAGCCGAGGCACTCATTGCAGGTGGCGATATTTCAGTTCTTGGCGAACACTGCGACCAGCCGGAAGGTCATTCATTTTGTCATCCGGTGGAAGGATATACGATTTATTATGGTCGTGACCGTGGCGAACAAAACACACTGGCTCGCAATTACTATCTTTTCACCGAAGTCCTTAAAAAAGAAAAACAGGAATATAACTACTTATTTGATGGTAAAGAATGGTTATGTGTTGAGTGTCCCCTTACTGAATATTGCTGTGAAGAGGAATGCTGTACCGGATGCGAGTAACTTTAATCGCAAACCTATAAAGCATAAAGGGTGTATTTATGAAAAATGATGCAATAAAAGATGTCATCACGTTCCTTGTGACTGATGCACTGCAATTCAAGAAATTCAATGAGGAGCGTGTTCAGGCGCTTATGAAGCTTATCAGCGACATCGACATTGAAAAAAGAAGAAAGGAACGGGTCGAAAAGAATATATTAAATACGCTTGATGCTTTTTGTAATTCACCAGCAGACACTCAATGTAAGACACTGGCAAAGGTTATCAGAAATATAGTGGATACAGGATGTTCAGAAACTACAGAACAAACCCTCCTTGTTCAACAAAAACAGGGAGAGCCTGATATTAAGAGTCTCACTGACAGGTTAAAGAAATCCATCACCAAAGTTGAGAACTCAATACCGTGTCAGGAGGTAGTGGATTTCCTCTTATCGGAGTTAGTATTTGTCGAGTCCGAGTTGAAATAAATTGCTCACCTCCGTTACAAGCACTTTAGGAGCGGGACTGATTTTTTCAGCAACAGATTTTGCGAGACTGGCTATGTCATTAATGCTTTTAGTGGAGGTGATTTCATACTCCGCATTCGGGAGCCATAATAACTTGCAATCAATTTCGCTAAACCGAACAAATTTGTTAGAAGTCATTTTTTTTGTGAAGTTCATCGTAATCGGCATCTTTTGAGTTACGAAGTTCAATACGAACGATGAATTTAGCCATAAGTACTCCTTATGCTGGCTGTTGTAGGAACTACCAGCATACCACCGGGCCATAAGTGGTGAAACTACAGGCCGTCCGCTCCACGTTACGGAGCACACAACACGAAAGCGCACTACGCTTCCGGTTGCGATTAGGACCGTAACATTGCTGTGTATTTTGGCGGTATCAGTTTTCCCTTGCTGCGCTGCCGCCCTTTTTACAATTGAACACAGGAGACATGACTATGAAAGTTGATTTTGAAGTTACCGCATCCAGTGTGACCGTGAAGGGGAGTTACGATAAAAAACTTCGTGTTGACGTTGAAGGTGCCGATTTAAAAGAACTCATTGAGTACGTTGGTGAGCAAGATATTCTTACAGGAGTTGGTGAGGCTAATATAGCTTTCTGGCTTTTTAATAGTGGCACACTGGACACGGAAAAATTCCTTGATAATTGCAGTCTCGACAGGATAGCTGAATATCTGGAAAGCAATGGCTGGAAAGTTGAGAGGTGTGAATAATGTCTTCACATCACGATGTCACTAAATCAGTTCCACGCAGGGAAGTTCTTCCAGGTACGATTGTAAAGCATAAAGGCCATGCCTGGCGTGCATCAGCGAACACGAATAGCGGCTTATATCTCGAAACGGCTGTCGAGAAGACCCGGATTAATGTGGATTACGTGGAAATTTATCTTAATCCATTTGGTAATACTTTAGGTATATGAGGTGAGTGATGAAAATTAAATGCGCTTACCATCTTTGCCAGAAAGAAATTAATGAGAAATACAGCATCGAAAAACCACTTACGTTTATGCGGGGTGTTATTCATGCAACGGAACTCAGAAAGTATTGTAGTAATCGATGTGCCGAATATGACCAGATGGCACATGAGCTTTAATTAATCATTTACTGAAACAATAAAACTATGCCAGCAATGGCAGGGATTCTCTCAACCTGAAAAAGGTGAACAACATGAGTATTGTTAAATTAACTGTCCGCCCTGTAGATGAAGACAATCATCGAGATATATCCGTTGTCAGTATGGATAATGAGGTTATCGGTTATATCTGTCCCAATTATGACCGTAATCACGAAGTTAAGCCATACAGCGCTGTTTATTGTTCAGGCAAAACTATCGGTGATTTTTCCACTCACGGAGAAGCCGTGGTGATTACCTTTAAGTACCACATTGATTTCCAGAATTTTTTAGACACACGAAAAGGTTTGTTTGATTTTCTTGATTTAGTTGAAGGTTTATCAGGCGACACCAGCCAGACCGCTTCTGTTCATTAATTAAGGTGAAGATAATGAGTAACGATAAAGAAGATTTTGCGCTGCACTGTCCTGTTAAAAATGAAGAGGCCAGAAAACGTCTTGGAATAAAAGCGGGCTTCTTCTGGACCACAGCAAAAAAATTATCCGTAGCTGTTTCACGCTGTATTGCGGCAATGGACGATAAGGGATATGACGAGGACGACTTTAAAAAACCCGTTCGTGTCAATTTCCCCGTTGTTAACGATCTGCCCCCTGAAGGCGTGTTTGATACTGAATTCTGCAACCGTTACGAAAAAGGCGGTGAAGACGGAAAAACCATGATGCTGATCCCCGGCACGGTCCCTGCTGACCAGTTTCACGGAGAAGCCGTGGAGAATACTGCCGTCACCAGTGATACGCCAGCAAACGACACCGTAACTGACAGTGACGACACTGCCGGCGATCCCCTCCCCGCTTACGCTTATAACGTCAACGGCGAGCTGATGTCAGACATTGAGAAGCAAATGCTTCAACCGGTTGCCTCAATGGGCGAGCGTCATCGTATTCTCTCTCAGTTTATCCTTGGGGGTGAATTCTCGCATCGCATTACCCCAGAACAATTATCCGAAGTAAATCGTATGGAACTGGATATGGATGACACCTACATCCAGGACATGCTGCTGGCCTGCCATAACGTACCCGAAATACATAAGCTGGATAACCCGAATCTGTGGAAATTCACTGACGCCTTTAAAAAGATTTTCCCACAGGACAAACGTCACGCCCTGCATATGATGATGAATTTTGTACAGGCGTACTCTGAGGCCCATCCCATTGATCGTATTTTGCTGGCTAAAGAATGGCAAAAAGGTAACCGCGTATCCTGTATCAACCGTACTCCATCAGGCGCTAACGCTGGCGGCGGCATACAGTCAGATCGCAAAATGCCACAAACAATTCTTGGTCTTGAATTTGAAATAGCTCTTGGACTTCTTGCGCGTAAGTACGAGTTCGATATTTACTCGCTGCCGCTGGAAATCGAGTTGAAAGCAAACGCCATCATGAACGCAGTTGACGATCCTGAGTGGCTGGCAACGCGCGAATTGTTCGTATCGATGCCTGGCGGCCTTGATTATTCCCGCGCCTGCGTTATTGCAACGGTAAAAACCACGCCGGAAAACCTATACGAGTCACCTTTCCGTCACCGTGAGCATCTGAATAAAGTATTGACGGAAACTGATCACGCTACCCCAGATCCGATGGTAGTTAATATCGCCTGCGGTCGCTCATCACTGCCCATGCCAATGAAGGGGAGTACAAACGATGATGAAGAAAAACCGCAATCAGCAGGCGCAATGGCAGATGAACCGGCAGCGTCTGAAGCAGTGGAACAGGACACAACTGAACATCATCCGGACCCACAGCAGGTGGAGACTGAATCATCTGTAGCTGTAGCGGATGATAGCGAGCAAGCCCTTCGCGAAAAATTCGGCGAGCAACTCGCGGCCGAACGTGGTGATTTCGTACCAGGCATCAGCGACCCGAACGATCCGAAGTGGGTTCATAACGATTACAGCGCCTCAAATGAGGGCGAAAAAACGGAAGTGGCGACTGATGCTACTGATTCAGTTGACCATTCTGAAGCGTTTTCGAACCAGCACGAGCCAGAATCCAACCACTCTAAGCCAGTAGCAGACCAGAACGAACCGGAAACGCCACAAACGGAACCAGTACCACGCGTACCGGATGATATTCAGCCTGGTATCTACTTTGATATCGCTAACGAGGCGTATCACGCTGGCCCCGGCGTCAGTAAATCACAGCTTGATGATATTGCCGTTTGTCCTGCCTTCTACCAGTGGCGCAAGGCTGCGCCTGTCGATACCGAAAAAACAAAGGCGCTGGATATGGGAACCGCCCTGCACTGCCGCCTGCTGGAGCCGGATGAATTTAAAAACCGCTTTATTATTGTGCCGGAATTCAATCGCCGGACAACGGCTGGTAAAGAAGAGGAAAAAGCGTTTCTGGAAAACTGCGCAAACTCCGGCAAAACAGTCATGACCGCCGAAGATGGACGCAAACTGGAACTTATGTATGGAAGTGTAATGGCACATCCAGGATGCCGGGCGTTACTTGAGGCTGAGGGAAAAACAGAATCTTCTATCTACTGGACGGATACGGAAACAGGAGAGTTATGTCGGATTCGCCCGGATAAATTTCTGACTAATAGTCCTTTAATTCTTGATGTTAAAAAAGTGGCGGATATGAGTCGTTTTGCACGCCATGTAGAAGAGTTCCGCTATCACGTACAGGCAGCCATGTATTGCGAAGGCTGGAAGGCTTATTCAGGTGAAACACCAAGATTTGCATTTCTTGCTGTCAGCGAAAGTATTGATTGTGGAAAATATCCGGCACATCTCTACATTCTCGAAGACGAACATCACGATATTGGCTATTCCCTTTTTCGCAGAGATTTAAATACTTATCACGAATGTAAATCCTCAAATAAATGGGGTTGGGGATTTGAGGTTATTGAGCGTCCATATTGGGCAAGGGGTTAAATATCATGAGTAACGACATTATAAATCCTTTTGGAAATAACGGACACCAGGATAATAACATTAATGGGCTTGTGGCTGTTGAGCAACAACGTGCCATGTAGGAAGTTCAAGCTGCACTTGTTGTTGCGAAAAAATTTCCCCGTGATGCTATTCATGCAATGGATCGTATTCTTCAGGCCTGTACCCGCCCCACCCTTGCTGAAGGTGCGCTTTATTCTTATGGACGTGGAGGTACGGAGGTTACTGGTCCCAGCATTCGGCTGGCAGAAGCAATTGCGCAGAACTGGGGGAATATTCAGTTCGGAATCCGGGAACTGGAAAATAAAAACGGGGAATCAACTGTTGAGGCATTTGCATGGGATGTTGAAACCAACACTCGCCAGGTAAAAACATTTACTGTTCCACATATCCGCTACTCAAATAAGGGAACAAAAAAACTCGCCGATCCTCGTGATATTTACGAAGTAGTAGCCAGTCAGGGTGCTCGTCGGCTTCGTGCATGTATTCTTGGTGTTATTCCTGGTGATGTAGTGGAGGCTGCAGTTAAGCAGTGTGAGTTAACGCTGAATACCAGCCTTGATCTGACACCAGAATATTTGCAAACCATGATCAAATCATTTGAGAGGCTTGGCGTCTCAAAAGAACAGGTTGAAAAACGTATCCAGTGCCGAATTGAAGCTATAAGACCAGCGCAGGTCGTACAGTTAAAAAAAATATCTGCCAGCATAAAAGATGGTATGTCGTCACCTGCTGACTGGTTTGAGCAAGTCACACCAACCAAAGAAAAAGCCAACGACCTGAACAGTATGGATATCAAATAACGGAGGCTGGCGGTCGCTGGCCGCCCGAAATAATGATGAATAAATGGAAACGAGCGGAAATCCTGATTATCCGCCAGTGCGCCGGAACGATGAAAGTAGCGAACATCGGTCAGTTGATTGGCAGAACAGACGGCGCGGTACGTGCAAAAGCACGGAAGTTACATATCAGTTTGCGCCTGCGTGGTGACTATCACCAGTCCGCAAAATATCGCCAGAGTGATATTGAACAGGCGCGTGACCTGCATCAGAAAGGTATGAAACGCCGGGATATTGCCGGGATGCTGAAAATGCCAGTCAGTCAGGTCAATCAATACGTCTATTTCGATCGGAGGGTTGGCTAATGGGCAGGCAAACAGATGATGGTTTAACCATGAATCAACTGGCTGAACGTAACGCCGAATATGTGATGACTATCGCTGAGCTGGAAGAAAAATGCGCGGCGTTGGCTGCAAAGCTGAGCATGATTAACGACCTTATGGGAGCCGCCGAACAAGTAAACAAACTGGCGCAGGAAGCAGCGGAAAAGCTGGTTCAGGAGTGTAATGCGCTGACTGCGGAGAATGCGGGGCTGAAGTCTGCACTTAACGACATCCTCCAGCCTGACGCAGCAGTGCTTGAGAAAAACCACCGTGTCCGTGCACTGGATGCAATGGAGACCCCAGCCACTGACGCTTTTCTGGCTGAAGTGCGGGCAAGTGCTCGTAACGAGGGCATAAACTATGCCGCCAGCCGTCTCGCTGCCGCATTCAATCACGGATTCCTCGATAAACCTGTATCAGAAGTTCTCGACGTGACACGCATGATTTTATCGGCGAAAGAGGATTTAACCAATGACCCACTACCAACGGCTGATGGCCTATCCGGTGAGTATGCGGAGAAGGCGATCGAAGAATGGGCCGCCCAGCTTCGCAAAGGAGCCGCGCTATGAGCAACATCGAAATCTACAACCTCGAAAGCATCTACGACGAGCAAATTAGTCCGCTAATGCAGCAGATCATCGCTATTTGCAAGGAGCACAACATGCCAATGGTTGCTTCATTCGCTTATGAGAATTGCGAGGAAAAAGGACTTGGTTGCTGCACTACGACGCTGACCTTTGAAGGGCGCAGCATTAAAGAATTTGCTGACGCGACTTCGGTCATTCGCGGGAATCCTCTTTTTTCTGCATTCACAATTATGTCGGGAGTAAAGGGCCAATGAGCAACATCGACAAACAGGCGCTGCGTGAAGCGGCGGAGCGTGCAATACATGACGACTGGGGATATGGCACGGATATTTTCCATGAACAGGTAACACCATCGGTTGTGCTGGCGCTACTGGATGAGAATCTTCAACTCCAGCGGGAAAAAGACGCAATAGAGGCCGTAGCGCTGGCGCTGCGTGATGATATGCGACAGGCACGGGAGCAACTGGAAGCCGCAGAACGCCGCATGGCAGAACAAAGTGCGATTGTAGCTGCTGCGGAAAAACTGGTTCGCTGCAAAGGTCGTTACCACAGTGAACTGAATTACCGGGCGCTGGCAAAACTTTTTGGCGTGAATACACCAGACCTGCCTCCTATGGACGGGGAGTCCCGCACTGTGATGATGCCGGAGCCGTTCAAGATGGCTAAATCCTCAAGCGGCTTAATGTACTACTACGCAGATGAAGTCGATAAAGCGCTGGCCGCCGCTGGCATCAAGGTTAAGGAGTTGTGATGGCCAGAACGACGCGTGAGCGCATGAACAACAAACACGGTCATCACTATCAGCGCGATGGCTCGTTTTATATATGCCGTATCTGCGGAACGGCAGAGCATCGTAACGGTAACTTTTGGTGGGCGGGCCGTTATTCGAAATGTGAGCCACCATGCGGTGATGACACTGTGGGACAGGATGCATGGTTTGATGCAGCGGAAAGCGAGGGGGGAGTGATGGCTGGATGGTGGTTGCCTGTTCCTCAGTTAAGGGTACTAAGGGCACTAGAGGCGGGTTTTGTGTTGCTTCATTATCCGCAAACAGACGTTTATTGGTGGGTGGTTGGTGGCAAGTGCACCCAGCAAGGAAGGGCGCTACGAAATAAAGGGCTAATTACTGTCGCGTCGGTTGGTTGTTCGCCAGAAACGATGCGCCTGACGCCAACGGGAAAAAACGAACTCGGATACAACCGACACCGGGAGATTGATTAAATGACCAATAACAAATTACCAGAGTGGCGCAAGACGCTGAATAAGTGCGTAGAAAATTATCAATCCACTAGGGCGTGGTATGAAGAAAACCGAGATAGCCCGGCAGCGCTAGACGATATGGAAAGAGCAGAAGATCAACTTGCTAACTTTGTGAAGAAATGCGGTTTCAGTATCGTCCTGGGCTTGCTTGATGAGATAGACGAGCTACAGGAACTCCGCCGCTCCTGTCTGGCGTTGCGTGGCGAAATAGAGGACGTACAGGAGCAACTATATGAGGCCGAAAACCGTAACAATGCTGACGACGAGGAGCTACAGGAACGCCGCAAGGCTGATAGCGAGCCAGCCGGATACCACGTCATCAAAGAGTGCGGAAAGGTTGGCTGTAGTGTTGCAACGCTTGAGGAAGCCGAGAAAACTCGGGATTTCTGGAATAAACGGTGGGCTATCAGACCGTATTTCTACACCCCGCCAGCGCGGGACAACAAACAGACGGACGAACTTGTTATGTGGGTTAAGCGTTTAGCCCATTCGCTCAGAAATGCCAGACCGAATAGCAAGTTACACGATGCCGCAATGGACTATTTGAGCCGCAAAGGTTTAATCAGCGTAGAGGATGTATTGCGATGACCAAGATAACCAGAGAACGCCTGCTTAAAATCCAGCAGTGGCGCGAAACATACGGAACAGGTAGCAACGTTATGCTGCCAGCAGAAGAAGCGGAAGAGCTGGCGCGTATCGCGCTGGTATCGCTTACCGCTGAACCTGTGGCATGGCGATTGTTAGATTCTCCAGAGTCATCAGTTACCGTTACGGATAATGAGAAAATGGCGGCGATATGGAAGCGAAATGGCAGGAACGTGCAGCCGCTATACTCTACGGCTCATGGTTCGGCTGATGCTGTGGGAATGGTTGTCAGCGAGGGTAGGCAGCCATCGGCCCACAACCCTGATAGTAGAATATTTGAGGTGCTCGTTGAGTCAGGGTATGAGCCTGTGCCAGGTGACAAGCTCTACGCTGCCCCGACAGCGTCAGAACGCGAACGTATTCGCCGCGAACACGCCGAGTGGTCACAGGCTACGTTCGGCAACGTCGGCCCGATTGGCCCACTTAAGCACCTCAGCAAAGAAGCGCTGGAAGCTGCCGCAGAACCTGAAGACCTGAGCGAATGGGCTGACATGCAGTTCTTACTATGGGATGCGCAACGTCGTGCCGGTATCACTGATGAGCAGATTACCCGGGCGATGGTAGAAAAGCTGGCGGTGAACAAGAAGCGCGAATGGCCTGAGCCGAAAGATGGTGAGCCACGGTTGCACATCAAAGGGCAGTCAGCGCCAGTAGTTCCTGATGGACTGCGACAGGCACTGAGCAACGCTGGCATAGCTGCACCAGAGTCAGATGAAATGCTGGCAGCCACCTGTGAAAAGTATATTCAGATGCTGGTCACATGGGTAAAAGACCGGAAGCCGTTCCAGCCAGTGCCAGTAGTGCCTGAGGAAATCACCGACGAGTCTACGGAACAACGGCTGATGGGGCGACGGTGGGCTCACAGTTTCTGCGCTGGCTGGAACGCTTGCCGGGCCGCCATGCTCAGTGGAGGTAAATCGTGAAACACCATCAAATAACAGCATCAATGGCTAAAGATATTGCTTTTAAACTTGGCGCTGTCCTGGACGACGAAGAAGCAGGAATCTTTGCTGATGGCTATAACGTCGCCCTTCTTCAGAGTAAATGCCGCGATTTATCACAACCAGTAGATCCTCAGATTTCCGAATACGAGAAAATAATGGGGCAGGCTGGCAACTCTCCAGTAATTCCGGATGGTTACACACTTGTCCCCGTCGAACCAACGGACGAAATGATTGTTGCCGCAATGGACAGCGATGATGTGACCTATAACGAAAGTGACGATACTGTTTTTTATGTTCACCATTGCGAGATATACAAAGCCATGCTCGCAGCAGCACCGCAGCCGGAGGAAAATAATGAATGAGCGTTAGCATTTATATATGCCATAACGCGAATCTGAATAATTAATTAACCGTAAAACGCTTTTAAACACCGCTCACGCGGCGGGATTCGTGCAGCCTGAAAACAGGAAAACAGCGTGGAAAAAATATTGTGTTACGCCTTAAACCGCATCGTCGAACTGGAAAATATGCTGCTGCCGGAAGTGCCGGAAACCATCTGGCCTGCTGAGGTGGAGCTTATATTTTCTCGTACTGAACGGGCCGGGGATTTGCCATTGCATCACCAGCACAGACTGAAGCACCACGTTAATCGTATGTGGTTAGGGCGCCTGCCTGTCCCGTCAATTGTTACCGCCGCTGAATCGTTGTGTAAGGAAATGGAGAAATACGCGTGAGAGAAATCATTGTTGATAATTTTGCTGGTGGTGGTGGCGCCAGCACTGGAATAGAAATGGCGATCGGTCGCAGCGTTGATATTGCTATCAACCACGACCCGAACGCTATTGCAATGCACACAACCAATCACCCCGACACGCTGCATTATTGTGAGTCGGTTTTTACCGTTAAACCCAAAATAGTGACCGCTGGTCGTCCCGTCGCGCTGGCGTGGTATTCCCCTGATTGTCGCCATTTTTCCAAAGCGAAAGGTGCCAAACCTGTTGAGAAATCAATTCGGGGGCTGGCGTGGATCGAGCTTCGCTGGGGACTGGAGGTAAGGCCACGGGTAATGATGCTGGAAAACGTTGGCGAGTTCAGGACGTGGGGGCCGCTGCTTGCCGGGGAAATGCGCCCTGATCCTGAACGCACCGGAGAAACCTTTGAGGCATTTATCGGCATGCTGACTACCGGCATCCAGGCGAATCATCCGGCGCTGGCAGAATGCTGCGAGTTTCTGAATATTTCGCTGGATAGCGAAGACGCCGCACGACTGGTAAAAGGTCTGGGTTATACCGTTGAATACCGGGAATTACGCGCCTGCGATTATGGCGCACCGACGATCCGGAAAAGGTTTTTCATGGTGGCGCGTTGCGACGGTCAGCCGGTTGTATGGCCGGAACCAACCCACGCCGATCCGAAATCAGAAGCGGTGAAATCGGGGCGCCTGAAACCCTGGAGAACGGCGGCGGAATGCATTGACTGGTCAATTCCGGCCCCGTCAATTTTCGAGCGCAAAAAACCGCTGGCTGAAAATACGCTCAGACGTATAGCGCGTGGCATTCAGCGATTTGTTATCGACAGTGAACAGCCGTACATCGTGCCATTCATTGTGAAATGCAATCACACCAGCAGTAAGAGCGAATACGACTGTTTTCGCGGTCAGGGTTTACCGGAACCGCTACAGACAATCACGAAGAAACACGGCTATGCCGTGGCAGTCCCCCATCTGACAAAATTCCGTACCGGCGCTACCGGACAGAATGTCACAGACCCGGCGCCCACAATCACCGCTGGCGGTGGCGGCAAATCTCAACTTGTAACATCCACGTTGATCCAGATGGGTTATGGCGAACGTCCCGGACAGGAGCCGCGTGTGCTGCGACTGGATAACCCGCTGGGGACCGTTACTGCTGGTGGGAACAAATTCGCGACGGTGAGCGCGTTTCTGGCGAAACACTACGGCGGTAACTATACGGGGCCGGGCGTCGGTTTAGATGAACCCGCGCACTCAGTGACCACTGTTGACCATCATGCTGTAGTCGCATCCCACCTGGTCAAATTGCGTGGAACCTGTCGTGATGGCCAGCGTACTGACGATCCGGCACCGACAATTACAGCCGGGGGACTGCATGTTGGCGAGGTTCAGACCACGCTGGCGGTGGATGAATATGACGAACAGCGTGCGCAACTGGTACTGGCATTCCTGCGGAAGTATTGCGGCGAAGACTGCACAGGGCTGGTCACTATCGGCGGCGTGGTTTACCGCATCGTTGATATCGGAATGCGGATGCTGCAACCGCGCGAACTCTACCGTGCTCAGGGATTCCCGGACTGGTACGTCATTGAGCACGACTTTCGCGGCGTGAAATATGCGAAGGACAAGCAGGTAGCACGCTGCGGTAACGCTGTCCCTCCGCCTTTTTCTGAGGCGCTGGTGCGCGCGAATCTTCCGGAGTTATGCATTAATCGTGAGGAAATTGCTGCATGAAAAAACCTGTCTGCATGTTCTGCGGCGCTCCGGCCCCCCTACTTTGCGACGGGATCATCGGCTGGGATGCTGATGAGGACAAACACGGACACATGACCAGATGTCGGGGCATGTTCACCTGCGACGCGCCGATGTGCCGGGACTGCGCTACATGGCATGGCAACATCTTCATCGATGGGAAGATCCGGATGATGGATACACGCGACCTTTGTCCCCTGTGCCAGAAGTTACACGAAGCTGGCGAACACATACGCGTTGCAGAACACAGAAAACATTCTGCATTACCGCAACCCTGCCTGACCAAAGAGCAGGCCGCGATTATTCGTGCAGCGCATTGGGCTGGGTTCGCTAACAGCTATACCAGAAGCATAGAAATACTGAAAGGTGGCGGGCAGCAAACCTTTGATTTTTGAACCTGAACATCGTTGTTCAACCCCGACCGACCTCCACGCTTTATAGTTGGCGGCGGTCATGAAGTGAAGAGGCATGACCATGAGTTTAGTGACGCTTAAAACCTGGGGAAAGATAACTTACCCCGACAATCCACCACCTCTTACAACACTTAGAAAATGGGCGCGAAACGGGAATATTTATCCACCACCTGAGCTTCATGGTCGTGAATACCGTGTTAACCCAGAAGCGTTTTATATCAAACCCAACAAAGTAGGGAAAGGGTTGCAACAACACCATCCTAATGGACGCACCGGGAAAATGAGCCCATTGCTGGAGAAATTAATAAATGAGTCAAAAAAGGTACGATGCTAACCTGCCAAAAAACCTGACCTATCGTAAAAATGACAAAGCGTTTTACTGGCGTAATCCACTGACTAAAAAAGAAATCGCATTGGGGCAAATTTCCCGCAGGGATGCTATTGCACAAGCGATCGAGGCTAACAATTTTATAGCGCAGAACCACACTCCTGTTGCACTGATTGAAAAACTTAAAGGCATGGATTCGCTTACTGTCGCAAAGTGGATTGAGCGCTATGAGGTACTGTTACAACGTCGTAATCTGTCGGCGAACACATACAAAATCCGAGGAAACCAGTTAACGACTATACGGGAAAAAATGGGTGGAATGCTCCTGGCAGAAGTGACCACAAAGCATATTGCTATGTTTCTAGAAACGTGGATTGAAGGAGGAAAAAATACTATGGCGGGAGCGATGCGATCTGTTTTATCAGATATGTTCAGGGAGGCGGTTGTTGAGGGGAATATAACACAGAATCCGGTTGAGCCAACCCGCGCCCCAAAAATCGAGGTTGCGCGTGCTCGTCTGAGACTGGACGTATATAGAAAAATTCGTGAGGCAGCAGAAAAACTGCCGACATGGTTTCCTCTTGCTATGGATCTCGCGTTGATCACTGGTCAGCGTCGTGAAGATGTTTCCTACATGCGATTCAGTAACATTATTGATGACCGTCTATATGTAAAACAGATCAAAACAGGGATGAAAATAGCTCTACCGTTGTCGCTCAGTCTCCCATCCGTCGGCCTGCGTCTTGGAACAGTGGTCGATCGCTGCCGACTTGTGAGCAGAACTGACTATCTGATCAGCGCCGGGGTCAGGAAGAACAGCCCGGACGGGAGCATTCACCCTGACAGCCTGACGAAAAAGTTTGTCGCTGCAAGGAAATTAACTGATATTGAGTTTAGCGAAAACCCACCGCCGTTTCATGAAATCCGCAGCTTGTCCGGGCGTCTGTACAAAGATGCTTATGGTGAAGATTTCGCCCAAAAACTCTTGGGACATACATCAGAGAATACAACAAAAATGTATCTCGATGAGCGTGATGAAAAGGCGTATATGATGATCTGATTTTCGGTTTAAAAAATGTTAAATCTAATTTTGTTGTGGTATAAGGGAAAAAGACCGAATACGGAAATTCGAGGAAATTTCGAGGAATTTCGAGGGAAAACACATAACCCATTGATTTTTAATAGAAACAAAAAGAGACCGAATACGATTCCTGTATTCGGTCCAGGGAAATGGCTCTTGGGAGAGAGCCGTGCGCTAAAAGTTGGCATTAATGCAGGCTAAGTCGCCTTGCCCTTTAAGAATAGATGACGACGCCAGGTTTTCCAGTTTGTGACGAAGGTGATTGAAAAAATCTGCCGCCATGTTTGTCATCAGAGATAAAAAAACCGTAACCCTTTTCGTGAAGGTTTACGGTTTTTTATTAAAAATCAGTCAGCTATTTGGATGGATCACAAAGCTTTTCCGCACGTTCGATAAACGGCGCCAGACTCATTTTCTCACCGGGCTTCGCCGGGTTATCCATTTGAATGACGGCAATAGGCTGAGCGCGCGTTTTACCTTCCGCCACTTGCTGTTCGGCAATGTCATTCAAGGGATACTGCACCAGCGTACTGGGGTTGATCGCATAGAGCGCCTGGCCTGGCCGACAGGTCAACATGACCTCTTCCCGATTAAACGCCCACTTGTCTTTTCCTACTTCAAAACGACTTACGGTAATCACCTGCGGCGCCGCCAGCGCAACGCCTGAAGTTGCCAGCAGAAGCAGCGGGAGTAGAATTTTTTTCAT